CATCTGGTTCACCATTCAGAACAGCGCAAGCCTCTGGTACATCGACGCGGTCAATGCCCTGACCGGCACCGCGGTCGAGTTCCCGGTCGGCGCGCAGCTGAAGAACGGCGGCGCGGCCATCTCCATCGTCAACTGGACGCTGGACGCCGGCGCCGGAATCGACGACTACATGGTGGTCATCGGCTCGCAGGGTGACGTCGTTGTCTATCAGGGCACCGACCCCACTAGCGTGTCCACGTTCGGCGTCAAGGGCACCTGGTACGTCGGCCCAGTGCCGACGCAGGGGCGCTGCTTCACGCCCTTCGGCGGCGACGTCATGATCGTCTCCGAGATGGGGCTGGTGCCGCTCTCGCGCCTGGTCAATGGCCAGTTCGCGGAAGGCGCCATCGGCCCGGCCGACAAAATCCAGTCGGTGCTTTCCCCTCTGGTGCGCGACTTGCGCACGACCGCGGCGTGGGACGTTTTCATGGTCCCGGACGAGAACATTCTCGTCATCAAGCCGCCGCAGGATTCGACCGGCGGTTACACGCAATACGCCATGAACGTCACCACCGGCGCGTGGTGCTCGTTCGACGGCATCCCGATGACCTCGGCGACGCTGCTCGGTTCTCAGCTGTACTGCGGCACCAGCGACGGCCGCTCGTTCAAGGCGTTCTTCGGCACTCTGGACGGCGTCGAGACCGCCGGCACCGGTGGCACGAACATCGAGGGCGATCTGCAGACCGCGTTCAACAACTTCGGGAACCCCGCGCAGCTGAAGAAGTTCAACCTCGCGCACCCGATTCTGATTGCCCCGCAGCAGCCCAGCTTGAAGCTGCAGATGAACACGCAGTTCGCGTTCCAAGGCGTTCCCGGTTCGCCGTCGTTCACGGCCAGCAGCGGCTCGCTGTGGAGCTCCGGCGTGTGGAGCATCGCGCGCTGGGCGGGCGGCTCGAACACCTACGAGGCATGGGTCGGCATGACCGGCCTCGGTTACTACGGCAGCCTCCGCATGAAGATTCGCGGCGTGCCCGGCACGCTGTTCACCGGCTCGCAGCTGATGCTCGAGCTCGGGGGTGTGATGTGAGCCAGCTCGTCACCGACAAGCCCGGCGAGCGCCCGGTGGTCTGGGAGTGGCTCAGCAGACGCACCAACCTGCCATGGTCCAGTGACCTTCGCGTCATCGGCGTCGCGCGCGAGGACGGCAGCCTCGCCGCCGCGGTCGGCTTCAACGCCTGGACCCCGAAAGCGTGCTGGATGCATGTCGCGTTCGACACCCCGCACTCGCTCAGCCGGAAGCTGTTGCAGGCGGCTTTCTCGTACCCGTTCCTCGAGCACGGCGCGGAGGCCGTTTACGGCCTCACCCCGCGCAACCTCGAGGCAGCGGTGCGGCTGAACAAGCACCTCGGCATGAGCCCGGTGTACGAGACCGTGGACTGCGTCCTGTTTGAACTGCGGCGGGAGGACTGCCGCTACCTGAAGGAGATTCACTGATGGGCGGCAAGAGCAAGCCACCGCCGGCCCCGGACTACACCGGCGCCGCGCTCGCCGAGGCGCAGGCCTCGCGCGAGAACCTGAACACCCAGAACTACGCCAACCGGCCGACCATCAACACGCCGTTCGGTTCGCAGACCTGGCAGACCAACGCGACCATTGACCCGGCGACGGGCCAGCAGGTCACGCAGTGGACGCAGAACACGACCCTCACGCCTGAGTCGCAGGCGGCGCTGAACGCGCAGCTCGCGCTGCAGCAGGGCCGCAGCGAGCTCGGCGCGTCGTTCATGAACCGCGTCGGTCAGGAGTACGCGCAGCCGTTCGACTACTCCGGCCTGCCGCAGACGTACAACCCGGCGGCGCCGCGCAACCTGACCACATCGCTGGTCCAGCAGGACATCCAGCGCGGCCTGAACTTCGGCGACAACCCGGCGCTGCCGTCGTTCGACTCCGGCTTCCGCGACACGGTCGCGAACCAGCTCATGGAGCGGATGCAGCCGCAGTTCGAGCGGCAGCAGGGGCAGCTCGAGACGCAGCTCGCCAATCAGGGTTTCGAGCGCGGCTCGCAGGCCTACAAGCAGGCTCTCGACGACCTGCAGGAGCGGCAGAGCCGCGAGCGCTTCAACGCGCTCGATATGGCCGGCAGCGAGGCGCAGCGCCTGTACGGAATGCAGATGGGCCAGCGTCAGCAGGCCTTCTCCGAGGATCAGGCCGGCGGCAACTTCGCCAACCAGGCCTCGCAGCAGGCGTTCCAGCAGAACATGGCCGCGAACCAGTTCGGCAACAACGCGCTGCAGACGCAGCAGAACATGGACGCCGCGTACGCGAACCAGATGAACACGCTGCGGCAGCAGGCCATCGCGGAGCAGATGCAGCGCCGCGGGATGTCGCTGAACGAGATGAACGCGCTGCTCTCCGGGCAGCAGGTCTCGATGCCGAACATGCCCTCGTTCAACGCGTCGGGCATCTCGCAGACGCCGCAGCTGATGAACGCGGCGCAGGCGCAGTACGGCGCGGCCATGGACGCCTTCAACGCTCAGCAGCAGCAGCAGGCTGGCCTGATGGGCGGCCTGACCTCGCTGGCCTCGACCGCGATGATGTTCTCCGACCGCCGCCTGAAGCGCCGCATCAAGCGCGTTGGCACCCACGCCATCGGCGTCGGCATTTACGAGTACGAGATGTTCGGCTACCCGCAGCGGGGCGTCATCGCGCAGGAGGTGCAGGCCGTGCGCCCGGACCTCGTCAGCGAGCACCCGAGCGGGTTCCTGATGGTCAATTACGGAGGTCTTTGAAATGGACGACAACATGATGTTCGAGTACCTGGTCGAGCAGGGCTCGATGCGTCCCGAGGAGGAGCAGATGCTCCGCCGGCAGGGCGTCATCGACGCGCTCCGGCAGCAGGGAATGCAGGCCCCGCAGGCGCAGCAGGCCGGGCGCGCCATCGTCGCTCCGCACTGGACGCAGGGCCTCGCGCAGATTGGCTCGGCCGCGGCGGCCAAGTACGGCCAGAACAAGCTCGACACCCAGTACGGTGCTTTCAACGCCAAGCGCGCGAACAGCCTGAACCGGATGCGCGACCGCATGGCCGGGCCGCAGTCGGTGCAGCGCGGAGACATCGTGATCGGTCCGCTGAACACCGACGAGCTGCTCGCCGGTCTCAACATCCCGAGCCTCTAGGAGCCAGTCATGCCCCCGCGCAACATGCTGCCGCAGGCCTTGCTCGCGTCTGGCAACAGCCAAAGCCTGCGCGATTACTACGCGATGCAGGCGGTCGGTGCGATGTCTGAGGACATCGACCCGACGCCGTTCATCGAAGAGCAGCGCCGGCAGCGTGAGAGCGGGCAGGCTTCGATGCTGAACGCACTGGCCGCGCAGTACGCCGGCCAGGACTTTCAGCCGCTGCAGGGCATGTTCCTGAAGCGCGCCATGGCCGCGCGAGACCCGGTGCAGGTCGGGAATGCCGGCTACGTCAACGCGCAGGGGCAGTTCGTCAAGGCGCCGGGGTACGAGCAGGGTCGCCGCGCGCAGCTGGCGCAGACCCTGTCGCAGATCTACGGGCAGCGGTACTCGGACGAGGTCGAAGCACAGAACCGTGCCGACGCCCGCGCCGACAGGGCCGCCAACCGCGAGCCGTTCAGCATTCAGGCCGACCCGGTGAACGGTGGCTTTGTGCGCTTCGACAAGCGCACCGGCGCCGTGGCCCCGCTCGATGGCTTCGCGGGCGCGCCTCCGCGTCCGGCGAATGGCCCGACCGGATTCCCGAACATGCCGGGCGGCGTCAAGGTGCCAGAGGCCTCGACCAAGAACATGCTCGGCGCGTCGATGCTGGCTGAGCACCTGCCCAAGTTGGAAAACCTGGTGCAGGGCGGTTACACGCCGAGCAAGCTCGATGTGTACGCCGCAGGGCCGGCCGTTGCCGGATGGCAGGCTGGCATTCAGGGCGTGACACCGCGGACCTGGGCGGACCCCCGCGCGCTGGAGTACTTCACCGCCGGCGGCAAGATCCTGACCGCCATCCTGCGCCCAGAATCGGGTGGCGCGATCACGGCGGACGAGTGGCAGCAGTACGCGCCGCTCTACCTGCCGTGGCCGGGCGATTCGCCGCAGCTCCAGCAGCAGAAGGTCGCCAGCCTGCGCAACTACATGCGCCGGCTGGGCTCCGCTGCGGGCCCCGCCAGCCGGTACTTCGAGGCGCCGCCTGCCTCCGCCGGCGACGAGGGCGTGATTGACCTGCCCGCACCGGGAGGAAGCTGATGCCTAAGTTCCGCATCGAGGGCGAGGTGTACGAGGCCGCGACTCCCAACGAGGCCTACGAAAAGCACGCCATCGCCACCACCAAGAAGCCGGGAATGCTCACCGGTCTGACTCAGCAGTTCGGCCAGGGGGCCTCGCTCGGCACTGCCGACGAGATCCAGGCGGGGCTCGAGGCCGCGACAGGGGGCAAGTACACCCAGTCGATGCGCCGTCAGCAGCGCGAGCGCGAGCTGTTCGCGCAGGAGCACCCGTATCTGTCGGCTGGCGCCACAACACTCGGCGCCGTGGCCCCGATGGTGATGTCCATGTTCGCCGCGCCGGCGACGGGCGGCGCCGCTCCGGCGGCCGCTGGCGCGCGCTCGCTGCAGCTCATCGGCAACGCCTTCCGCGGGCAGGCTTTGGGTCCGGCCGTGACCACGGGGCAGGCGGTTCGGCAGGGCGCCCGCTACGGCGCCGGCTTCGGCGCCCCCGCCGGGTACGCCTCGGCGAGCCCCGACGCGCCGGGTGGGCGCGAGCTGGGGGCGCTGCAGGGCGCGGCGCTTGGCGCCGGCACTGGCGCGGCGCTGCCTGCGGTGCAGTCCGGACTGGCTGCGGTGGACCGGACGGTCACCCCGGTCCTGCGGCGCGCGCTTGAGGGCACCGGCTTGGCGCCGACGATGCCGGGCAGCCCCATCATGCCGCGCGCTCCCGGCGGAGGCCCCGCTCCGGCCCCTGCAAGCGCCGCAGAGGCAAAGGTGCTGCGCGCCCTAGAGGAAGCCGGCATGACGCCGGAACAGGCCGCCTTGGAGCTCCAGCGCGCCCAGAACGCGGGCGTGCCGCTCGGCCTGATGGACACGGGCGGGCAGCCGATGCTGCGCCTGGCGCGCGGCACGCGCACCCTGCCTGGCGCCGGCAGCGCGCAGATTGATTCCTTCCTTGAGAACCGCGCCGCCGGTCAGCCCGGCCGGGTCAAGCGCGTGCTCGAGCGTGCCCTTGGCCGGCGGATGGACGCCAACGCCGGCGCGGTGTCGGACAGCCTCCTGACCCGCGCACGCAACCAATCGAGCCCGCTGTACGGGCAGCTGGGCAACGAGCCGGTCGTCGAGCAGGATCTGCTCGACCTGCTGCAGGTCCCTGCGGTGCGCGAGATTCTGGTGCGTCGCGACGCCCAGCGAGCGCAGTGGGGGCAGGGCAGCCAGCCGCTGTTCGGCCCGGATGGCAAGCTCCTGCGCACGCCGACGCTGGCCGATGTGAACGATGTGAACGTCACCCTGAACCAGATGCTCGCGCCGTCGTACCAGCGCATGGGCGGGCGTCCGCTCGAGAGCGTGGACTTCGCCACCCGCGAGGGTCGGCAGCTCGCGCAAGACCTGAAGACCCAGATGCTGCGTCTGGCGGACGCAGGCCCCGGCGGGCAGACGTTCGCCATGGCCCGCGCGCGCTACGCCGAGCCGGCCCAGGCGCGCACGCAGTACGACCTCGGGCTTGAGTTCGGCAACTCCAACGCGGACCTGCAGGACATTGTGTCTCAAATGAGTGGCAGCCCGGCCGACACCCGCTGGTACACCCGCGGCGTGGCCGCGGCGCTGCGCAACCGCATCGACAACATGCCCGACCTCGGCCAGCGGCCGAACGTGCTGCGCACCTTCTACAACAACCCGAACCAGCGCGCGAAGCTGGACGCGGTGGTGCCGGAATCGCGCCGGGCGAGGATGCAGGACCGGCTCGAGATGGAGAACCGCGCGGCGCAGAACAGCAACTTCGTGCGCGGCGGCTCCCAGACGGCCGACAAGCTCGCCGAGGGCGCGGATGTCGCGCTCGACGTTGCCGAGACGGCCGCTACCGGCGGGAGCGCGCTTGGCGCAGGTGTGCGCGCGGCGTTCAACGCGGTGCGCGGTCAGTTCGGCGACAAGACCCGCACCGAGATTGCCCGAATCCTGACCACCGTGGAGCCGGCAGAGCAGCGTGCTGTTCTCGAGCGGCTCATCCAGCTCAACCAGCAGGGCAAGCTGCGCGCCGAGGAAGTCGGCCGGGTTGTCCAAGCAATGACTGTTCAGAACGAGACGGAGTGACCCATGCCTCGTAACGCATCCGGCATCTACACGCTGCCCGCCGGCAACCCGGTCACGGCCGGCACGACCATCGACGCAACCTGGGCGAACTCGACGCTCAGCGACATCGCGAACGAGATCACGAACAGCCTCGACCGCAATGGCAACGGCGGCATGCTTGCCTCGTTCCGCTTCAGCGACGGCACCGTGTCCGCGCCCGCGATGTCGTTCATCAACGAGACGACCACCGGCTTCTACCGCGCCGGCACGGGCCAGCTCTGGGCCTCGGTGCAGTCCACGCAGGTCGCGCAGATCACGGTCAACGGGATCACGCTGCCGGCCGGCAAGAACCTGGTCGTGGGCGGCACGTTCTCGGTCACTAGCACCAGCACCTTCACCGGGGCGATCACGGCCACCGGCGGCGTGGTCGGCAACGTCACCGGCAACGTCACCGGGACCGCCGCGAACGTGACTGGAACGGTGGCTGTTGCCAATGGCGGTACGGGCGCCACGACGGCGGCGACGGCGCGCACCAACCTCGGCGGCACCACGGTCGGCGCGAACCTGTTCACGCTGGCCAACCCGAGCGCCATCCGGTTCCTGCAGGTCAACGCGGACAACACGGTCACGGCCCAAGACGCGGCCACGTTCCGCACATCAATTGGCGCTGGCGCGGGCACCGTCACCAGCGTCGCAATCTCGACCGGCACGACCGGCCTCACGACCAGCGGCGGCCCTATCACGGGAGCCGGCACGATCACCTTCGGCGGCACTCTCGCGGTCGCCCATGGCGGCACCGGCAGCACCACCGCGGCAAATGCCCGCACCGCGCTGGGCGCTGCCGCGAGCGGCGCGAACACCGACATCACCTCGGTGGCCTCGACCACGACCATCAACGGCAGCGTGATTGGTTACCGGGATGTGCCGCAGAACGCGCAGAGCAGCGCGTACACGTTCGCGGCCGGCGACGCCGGCAAGCACATCTACAGCACCAACAGCGGCGCGCAGACCATCACGGTGCCGACCAACGCCTCGGTCTCGCTGCCGGTCGGCACGGCCGTCAGCATCGTCAACAACGGCACCACGGCGATCACGTTCACGACCACCGGCACGACCGTCTACAAGGCGGGCACCTCGACCGCGTGGGCCTCGGGCGGCACGCTCGCGGTGCGCGGCATGGCCACTTGGCTCAAGGTCGCAACCGATACCTGGTTCGTGTCGGGCTCGGGGCTCAGCTGATGAGCGGCATCCAGCAGCTGCTGATGAGCGGCGGCGGACCGCTGGTGAAAATCAGCGACAACGACGCCTTTAACTTTTCGCTTTCTGGCATTGGCGGTACTGCAACTGCGACGTACCGTTTGGCCAACACCGGCGTTGCTTCTGCCACCAACACCGGTGGAACGCTTACGCCAATCACCGGCGAATGGCTGCTCAGCGGCTCCGCTGCCGACTATGAGGCGCGCGGCACTTGG